ATTATTTACGCAATATAGCAATAATTAGTAACACTCACATCCTAGAAATAATAATTAACAAAACTAAAGACACCCCTAAAAGGAACCATTTAAACCACTTCTCAGGGTCATGGTTAATTACTATGCTCATTTGTTGCTAATTTTATCTAATTGAATTTGCTTGTTATGAGAGCCTATTGAGCTACCAAAGTAATATCCTATAACCCCCATTGAGATAGTTGTTAAGGAGCCAATTATACCGCTAATAAGGATTTCTTTCTGAGGGTCAATGTCTTTAAAAATAATAATGTACCAGAATATAAACGTCGAACCTAAAACCAAAAGAGATAACAAAGGGGTAATGATTTTATTTAACAAAGGAGCTTTATCACTTGTGGCAATTTGTATCTCCCTATTCCTTGCTGAGTCATTCTCTTTAGCTTGGATTTCCATTTGCTTAGTAGCCTCAACTTCCATTAACTCTAAATGAGAATTGATAGCCTTTTGTATTTCTAACTTAGCAGCCTCTTTTTCCTCTTTAGTCATTACGAACTTATCCACAGTTTCGCTAACTGTTTCGATTATCTTACTTGCACCTCCTGCAAATAGATTTTTTAATACGTTTCCTATTGGCATAATTTATAATTGAAAGTGAGGCATATCGACAAACTTAGTCCAATCACCACCCCATGTTAAGTTAATTTTAAAACTATATTTTGCCACCTCTTGAATGTGCCTAGCAACTACTGTTAACTTGGCCTTATCCCAACTTGCAGTACCGTTAATTAATAAGAATATATCAAACGCTGTGCCCTTTTGATGCTCACTTATTTTGTTATAACCGTCACATTTAGATACTTTCTTTAAGAATAAGCCGTGTTGATCCTCAGCCGTTCTCATTCCTCCGAATGGTGGTATCTCAAAAGGATAAGGAGTGTCTTTAGAAGCCTCAATAAGTATATCTATTAATACTTGTTTTACTCCTTTAAGTCTATCTAGGCTACGTTGGTTCATAGTTTAATATCAATAAAAATAAAATATATTCATCCTCTGTTGTATCACTTGGAACGTGCCAAAGTCCACCCTTAACTAACACTATAAAATCTCTGTCTTTCATTGGTACAATTATGGTAGTTAATTACCAGATTTATTCCGTTGTTTTAAAAATTATATTAACTTCTTCAGATATTTCAATATCATGGTGTATTGTTTCGCCAGTACCTTGAGATAAAGCATAAGTTATGTTCTGACCTCTTAAATGAATAGCCGTAACTATTCTAGGCAATTGGTCTTTATCGGTCTTTAAATAAACCGTTTGACCGTACTCAAATTTATTATCTATTACCATCATTCGTCCTCTTTTTTAGGTACACTTGGAGGGCTTGCTAGTATTGCCTCCTGTCTTAAGTTTAACGCTCCCTCAATCTTATCTAGTCTAAAATTTACTATTAATTTATCGGCTTGGTTTAAAACCTTGTTTTCCCTTATTTCGTTAACTAGGTTATAATACCCAACCATGAAGGTAATAATAAACCCAGCTAACTTAATAAAGTCCTCAAATGTAAATTTAAGATTCGATAGTTGCATCTTGAATTATCTTTGTGCCTACTGGTTTAATATCGCTTTTCATATCGGCCTTAATATCCTCAGCCTTCTTTAGTTCCTCATACTTCGCTGCAATAGTCTGGTTAACTATTTGCAAGTTACGCTCTGTTTGTTCTTTAGAGGCTAACAAATCGTAGGCTATTACCTTTAATTCGTCGATTGTTTTACTGTTTAATTCCATAGTTTTTTTGTTGCTAATATACAATTAATCTTTTACTCTCAAAACTGTATTCATCTTTTTTCTTAAAGTCATTTATACACACCCTAACTATATCGTAAATGATAGTACCCCAAGAACCCATAAAAATATCCATCCAACTAAAACCCGTTGGCCTTGGCTTTCTCATATCGTAAAATTCCTTAGCTACCATGCAAGAAATAGTAACGCCATTCGATACTAGTATTTTCTTATTTGCTGACCATTTAGGGCAGGCAAAAGATTGAACATGATAAGATACATCGTTAATGGTTACAGCTCCGTAGAAGTGAAGGGTTGCATCGTCAATAACTATCTTATCGTTCAGCTTAATTTGTGCGAAGGTAAAAAAAGGTATAAGTAGTAAGTATCTCATTTTTTTGTAAGAATAAAATAAAGATCATCAATCACATTCCAGTAATTCGCTGCCGCAAATTGCTTAGCCTCTGGGCTTCTATTTACCCAATTACCGTTAATAGCCTCACCAACTTGATAGTCAAAATCACACTCAACTTTGTAATGGTCTAATTTATTAATATCTCTCCAAGCCTTTGAAAAGTAGTAAACCGTTGAACTTGGTATAAACCTTCTATGTGTTGGATCTTGAAAAGCTCTCATACTCATAGCATTTGGAAAGATTAAAGTCGCTTTACCACTCGGCTTTAAAATCCTATGTACTTCATCAATAAAAGCAAATAGTTTATCTTTGCCGTTAATATATTCCATTGGTATATGCTCAATAAAATGAGAGCTGTAAACTTGGTCTACGCTATTATCTTCAAATGGATAAGGAAAGTTATTAAATAAATCATGTTTAATATCACAGTCCCCAGCAATATCAACTCCAATTACCTCACATTCTTCTGTGATGTTTAATTGTTCTTTAGTTACCTTTCTTTGCCCACAGGCTAAATCTACTATCTTCATATTTGTTTGTTTAATTTCTACCACGTAATATCTTGAGCCAAATCATAATGACCAATCTTAACCGCACAATCAACGGCACATCTGTAACCGTGTGTTTTAGCATCTCCCCAAAAATATAAATCCTGTGTTCCTACACCAGTTCCTTCAATGCCTGTTAAAGTTTTAAACCAAGGCTTCCTTAATCTTTCATCTTTAAACATTGATAAACGCCAAAGATTAAAACCCATTCCTGTTCCTACGCATTCAACTAATTGCCCATCAATAGGCACTTGTGGCCTAAAGTTTAATTGAGAATCTTTAGGGTCTCCCCATATTTGAGGTACACCACCCTCGCCTTTAGTCCAGTATAAACCACCAATACATGAGTATTCGGGGTTCTTTTCCATTCTATCAATAAGTTTAACTAAGCTGTCAGGCTGTGGAATATTATCATGTTCAATAGTTAATAAATATTCCCATGTTGAAAGCTCGGGATGGTTTAGAATTTCTTGTATTGAATTACTAAACGCTTCGCCAACTTCCATTCCAATAGCTGCCATTTTCCAGCTCGCTTGATTAGGTGGAAATATTAAAGAACAATGAGATAAATACACCTTTGTTGGTATTGTTGTACCAGCAGGTATTAGCATGATTACACGCTGCTTTTTCCAAGAGCCACCCTCTAATATTCTCTTAGCTGATTGGTCTAAATTTTCGTTATGTTTACCAGATTCAAGTCCTATTATCATGCTACAAATATAATAATATTTTATTACGCTTCACGAATTATTTGAAAAGGTAATAAAGGTTGATTAGCTACGCTTGAAATTCCTGTTAAACCCAAACTACTAGAAGATGAACCATTGGCATTAGTAGACCAATAGCCTAAACCGTTTCTCATTGGGTTTGTACTATTATTAGATGCTGTACCCATTGCCGCAATGTTAGCGTTAATCTGAGATACTGCTACATAAGTATTTCTTGCTGTAACGTTTGTCATTGCTGCCACACCTCCAGTTGTTGCTGTGGCTGTACTTTGAGCGATGGCCATCCAATAATCACCAGCTTGTAAAGATGCCCCAAATGGAATGTCTAACCACCTCGACCCATTGAATGATGTTAAGTGAGTAGTTGATACGTTATAAGACGTAGCGTTAACATTGTAGTTTGTTGCAAAGTTACCCTGTGCGCTACCCCCTCTTTGAGGGTATGTAATATTATGAGATATTGTTTGGTTATTTGATGCGGCACCTATTTCTACACGAACTTGATGAACTAAACTAACAGACCCACTGGTTAAGAATTGTAAACTTGAAGCATTTACGCCTGTTCCTTTAGTGTAAATATTTACCCAAATAGATTGACTATTATTTAAAGTTAAGGATTGATTGGCAGAAGTTGCTCCAGTTGTAGAACCAAAAGCCCAGCTATTTGCAATCCTAATATAAGATGCTGAAATGGGATAAGGTAAAATAAACGGTTGAACGTAATTAGATGAGCCACCCATACTGAAAGCAGTTGTACCTTGGTAAGGTAAACCATTATCATAATAAGACCTTATGTTTGTTGTTGTTGCATTTGACTGCATGGCAGTAGTTAAGCCATTATGAGCTGCTGTTAATGTCGAACCACTTAATCCAAAAGAAATACCGTTTAAATCACTAAACTGAATTGTTTGTAAATTTCCGCTTGTAGTTCCTGCACTTACGTTTATTGCACCACCACCACCGGGGGCAGCCACCGAAATAGCTAATCCGTTTGAATTTAAAGTAATTGAAGCGTTGGTTGCTGAAGTTCCAATACCTGCATAACCTGAAGCGTTTAAACTAATACCTGAACTATTAACAGTCCAAACTACATTTGTTTGAGCCGTGTTTAATCCTACCCCATCAGTACTTGCACGGGCTGTTGTTAAGTAAGCACCAGCCGATTGTAAAGCCGTTGTTATATTAGAAGCTAATCCAAAAGAAATTGTTGATCCGTTTGTTGAAGCTGATAAACTTGAAGCAGCTACTAAAGATAAAGTGCCTTGTGAGCCGTTTAATTGACTAACGCCAGCGCCACCGCCACCGCCTGCTGAGAAAATAACCGTACTTCCATTAACTGAAAGCGTCATGTTATTTCCACCTTGTAAATAAATATCGTTTCCCGATATTGTAGAAGCTCCTAAAGTGTTACCAGCTAACCCAAATGAAGGTGATGTTATAACTGTTTGTGATGCTGGTATGCTTCCAAAATTTGTAGTATTTGCCATGTTATGCTCCTATTAAACCTATTGTTCTTAAATCTGTCATTAATGCAGCTAATCTTTGAGCCACCTCTGTTAAAGTCGCTGTGCTAGTATTAAAAGTTGTTCTATTTAATGTCCCTGTTGGTGCTGTTGTATATCCACTTGGTTGAACTACCGGTGTGGCTCCCCAAAAAGCACCCTTTTGATTAGATGCGTTAAATATTCTGCTACCTGTTGTTGTGTTTGTAATTATGTTTACACCATCTGCAAGGGTTATATTTCCACTTACATCAATTCTCATTCTCTCAACACCATTTGAATAAAATACTGGGAAAAAACCACCACTATGAGTATATATTGAAAACTCACCACTCAGCTCATTTAGTTCTAAATATGCCCTAGATACTGAGTCAGCAGTGTTTCTAAAGTTTATAATTGATTTACTATTACTATCAAATGGCTTTAAATTTATAGTAGCCGTTGTGTTTGTGCTTATTCCTTGAAGCGTAAGTTTAGTATTTATATAAACATCACCCTTTGACATTATAGCCCAATTATTCGTACTAGAACAATTTGTAGATATTACAGGTGGCTCTATAAAAAGCGTTGTAGTATTTGTAAACACCTTACCGGCAACTACACTTGTATAAGTAGGTGCTGTTATATACCAATTTCTCTGCGTTGTGATGGCTGTATTTCCAGCCCATTCAGTTGAGCCCGAATCAAAATAAAGCCCAATCCTTTCACTAGCACTTGTTTGATTTGTTAATGCTGGTTTTAAAAACCTAATGAAATTTTGCGCTGCTACAAAGTTTTGATTAGTAACATTAAATGCTGCAACATTATTAAACCTAAATTGAATAGATTGTGCATTATTTAAAAGTAAATCTGTATTATCTCCAAAAATAGTATAATTTGTGTTTGTTGGTAATGCTTGCTGAAACCACAAAGCTGGGGAATTAACTCCAATATTACCGAACTGAATAGTACCACTATTCGATGTGAATAAAGGGTCAGTACTCAATACAGCCGTTGTCCCCGTTCCTGTTACACTATACTCTCCTAATACTCCAGCGTTGTTATAAAGGATACGCGTGTTAGTTCCTGAGGTTATTGTGGAAGTTCCAACGGTTAAACCGCCACCGCCCCCACCAACGCCACCGTAAAAGGTTAATCCAGAAATAGCAGTAGAGCCGTCCCCGATAATATATTTACCATCAGTACTCCTATAAACTATTTGACCGCTTAATAAAACTACAGCAGCATTAGTTGTAAACCACGCAGCATCCTGATAGCCTAATCTGACATTAGCATTTACTGTACTCATCCGAAATATCTTCTTAAAAATTTAACATCCACTCCCTGTTCACCTGTCTTATCAAAGGAAATATCACTAGAACTGCTAGTATTAGAGTTAGGAAATAATTTACTACAATCCCAATTAGCACAGCAATACTCAGAAAATAAATCGCTATTCTCACATAAATATCCCTGTAACATTTTAGTATAGTGCATAGCATTGTTTTTACACTTTGCTTCGAGTCTACTTTCTTTTCCTTGATCTGCATTGCTTAAGTTTTCCCCATTTTGTTGAACGTTTCCTATGTTAGCTATTTTAGTTCCAATGAAAGGTAAAGCCTCTACAGTTACTAGCCATACCATACAATCTCTAATTTTTTTACATAAAATTAATTCATTTGGGTAACTTGCTAAAGTATCGTCTGCTATAATTTTAGTGATTAAATCATTGTATAAATTAGTTCCTATTACCCCTTGTATATGTACATCCTCAGCTATCTTCATAAAAGGATAGAGAGTAACCATGTCTATATTTTTGCCTAGTGGTGAGTTATCTTTAAGATATTGCTCATCTATAAAGTATGCTGTGTTAGCCATTTATCGGTGAAGTTGGGTTTGTACCAGTTGGTGTAAATACTGTGAATGGTAAAATATCTAATTGAACTGGGGTTTTATTAAAATCTAAAATCTTTTGAAATGATTGAATTAAAAAGTTCCTATCCGCTTCCATACTTACCTTATCAAAAATCTGATAAGCTACTTGTAACTCAGTATTGCCTCCTAATTGACCTGACACTGAAACTCCAGCCAATAAAGGACTAGTTAATTGGTGACCTGTAAGAATCTTTTTATCGCATAACTCAGCTAGTAAAAGTAATTGTTTATCTAGTCCACTAGTTTCAATAGGCATAATATCTGGAGCTAACTCCTTACCGTCTGAAAAAGTCACCACGTGTTTACCTGCATTCTTAGCACCTCTAAACTGAGCTTTTACATTAGCCATTATTTCATCCCTGTCATTCTCGCTTGCTGGTAGCTTATAAAATTTTAACCATAAGCTAGGGTTCATTCCATTCTCTAAGTTACTAGAATGATAAATACCCATTTGAAAGTCTGTGTAAATCCAAGTAATAGCACCTACATAAGATGGCACTCCGTAATAATCTAAATCTCCTACTTTTTCATAAACTAGTTGATTCATGCTTTGCTTATTGTTCTTATTAAAGGCTGCAATAGGCATAGGTTTAAATCCCGGCTGTCTGTATTTAAGCCAATCCTTAGAATAGTAGTAAGTGTCCACTTCATTGTCAGCGTTCATCTTACCAGCTCTAATATGTTTAACAGGGACGTATTTAAGAGTAACTATCTTAGTGAAATCCATGTTATAAATTACTTCATAACAGAAAGCTCCAAACTTTTGTAAGTCATTAGCTAATTTCATGGCTAAAATATCACCCCTGTCTTTACCGTTAGGATTCTTTAATAGTAAATCTAAGTCTAACTTAACATTAGATGGTAGTGAATTATATGCCGCTATTGATTCATCTTTGGTTTTAGTGCCTTTAATAATAAAGCCCTCACCGTGAGTCATCTTAGTTTTGGTCTTTAGGATTGAATTATGAATAGCCGATCCGTATGGTAAGTCAGCTAATTGTAAAGGATACTCGTTATTTTCCCCGTATAAAACCCAATCAGTATTTTTCTTTTCAATTATTTGTGGAACTTCAGGAATTGCAGAAGCAAATACCGACATATTAGAACCACTCGATTGAACTACTTTAGGGCTTACTGCCTTACCTAACGCTTGTTTTAAATCTTTTATTAAACTCATCCTTTAAATGTTTTTGAACTCTTTGTATTGCTATCTCCTACGAAAGTAGTGATAGGATTAGCACTTGAATTACGAACCCAAACCTTGCCCGTTTCTACCGTTGCTAGTGCATTAGCTTTAACTAAACTAACTGGGCTAGTACTAGCCATTTCAAACACAGTATAAGACCAGAAACCAGCCTCTAATTTAATCGTCCCGTTGTAAAGGTTTTGGGTGTTTGATTCTGTAATTGTGAACATATTGTATCTGTCTGTATTGGTACTCATTTCAAATGCTGTAAATGCTATTATTTCACCCGTTGTATCATTAACGAACTCAAATAACCAATCATGCGAGGTTGTGGTAGCCCTTTCATTTAAGGTTAAAACAACCGTATTAGCTTGGCCTTTTGTGATGTAAATCATTATAACTATAATACATTAATTGTGAACTGTTTTTAAATAGAAAACCCAACCTTACAGGGCTGGGCTTTAATCTATGAAACAAAGTTATATTAAGTGTTAGCTGTTAAACAAGCTGCGGTCATCGTGTTTGCTGGGCTAGGTTCTTCACCTACAAAAGTTAACACGTATTGATTAAGTTCGTTTTTAGCTGCTCCTGAACCACCTACCGAAGTAGTTAAGTTCATTCCGTTTGTCTCCCCCAAATACCAAATTACATTATTTTGGTCGACAACCACAATAATTAAATTCTCTCTTTGAGCTAACAGTATTAATTTATCTCTTTTAGTTTTCTCCCTACGGTTTAATGTTAGGGTCACTGTTTGAGTGTATAAGTCACGACCTGCGGCCTGATTAAATTCTCCACTCTCTACATAGTTTGCGTTCCCTTTGTTGAACTCAAACTCATAAAGAACGCCACTCATTGAAAGCGTACTGATTTCATCACCGGGACTTGACAAACCGATTGAAGTGATATTAGACTTTTCTGTTACGTAAAAGCCTTTAAGACCTCCTATATTATTGTCGCAACCAAGCGTTAAGCCAGAAGCTATATTTGAACAAGGCATATTTTATAAATTTATTTAATTAAAAAATAGCAGGGAGTTAATTAAAACCCCCTGCATTATTACTATGAGTAAAGAACAATCTCAGCACCTACACCGAAACCGAATCCGATTTTAAACTCAGTTATCATACGAACAGTTGGCTCACCTAAGATGCCTTTCATACTGATAATGTTTAATTCGTTTTCGTCGCTTACTAAGTCTGTAGCATACCACAAGTTTTGAGGGTCAGCGCATACAGCTCTGTAAGTTGGCATTCCTTCAGCTACTACAATTTTAAGGTCGATGTAAGTAAGTTCATAAGAACCTTGATTCCAACCAACCAACGCGGGGTTAGCAGTTACCAATGCTTGCTTATAAGCTCTTCCAACTACTGGGGAAACATAAAGAACTAATTTAGAAATATCTAAAGTGGTTGGGATTGCTGTGTAAATCTTAGTGATTTCAGCAATACAAGTACCAGCTACTCCGATATTAGTGCTAGTAGCAGCTACGTCTACTACTGTAGCATCAGCAAGTAATTGCTTGATGATACCATCACACAAAGTTACTGGAGAAGCTGAATCATCACCAGCCCAACAGATAACCTCAGTTTGTTGTGAGATACGATTAGAAACTAAATTCAATAAGAACTCGTTAAAGTCAGCAGGAATATTCCCGTCAACATTACTGCCCGGTCTTAATTTTTCTGAAAGGTAAATCGACTCGTAATCTTTTTCGCAAATTTCGAGGTTAACCTTCAATGCACAGACACTTAAAGTTTTCTGGGCTAGGGAAATAGTTCCTGTTGAAGCGAATGAACAAGAGTCATCAGCTAGGATGTTACCTAAGTTAAGTGATCCAACTTTAACGCTGGATTTTACATTAGGGAAAAGACGGAAAGTAGATTTACTAGTTCCAGTCAATAACGCAGTTGTATAAAAACCATCTAGGTCTTTACCTGTGTAAGTTGTTGAATTTGATAATACAGTTGGCATTTTTTATTATTTGTTTTTATGTTTGTTTAAAATTGATCTTAATGCTTCGAATTTGCTTTCTTTAACTTCAGGCTCTTTTGCGCTAGTGATAGGCTGTGAAGCTGGTAGGTTAGAGAACTTTTGGTTTAGGGTTTCAATCATGCCTTTTAACTCATCAATTTGAGATTTCATTGCTGATTGAATTACTGCTACTTCTTCGTTAGATAATTCTCCTTCTGGTTCAGATGGTGAATCTTCAATAGCTGTAATGGTTCCGGCTGCAACTACAATAGTTGAACCGTTATCTAAATTAAATGTACCCTCGTTTACTGTAGTTCCGTCAGTTGCTGTAATAGTAACTTCTGCTCCTACTGTGAAGGTATCATCTTGGGTACTTAGTGTATAAGCACCGTCGCTTGTTTTTACTTCCATTTTATATGTATGTTTAAATTTTTTCATTTCCATATCAAGAAAACCCTCAATAGAGAATCCTTTAACATTGCCAGTCTTAACCTCATCTGCCCAGAATTTAGAGTCACCTATGTAGGCTCCAATCATTGCAGTATTAATAGGGAAATCAAAACCTAAATCTTGGCTCTTATCATTTTTACCTGTTAACCATATTTCTTGGATAACAGCGTTCTTTAACTGTGAATCTTTTTTGTGTTGGTAGTTTAGGTTTACAGTCTTAGCCTGAGCTTGGAACTTGCGAACCATCTTAATTATTTCCTGCTCTGTGAATATTACATAGTACTCACCCATCTTAGGGTCGTTTCTGTAAATAGGTTGGTTAGGAATTAAGATAGCACCGTATAACATTTGCTTATCAGCATTGAAAGCAAAGTTTTTAATATTAGATAAGGCTACGAAGTTAGACTCGATTGCAGGGTAATCAACACAAGAAATCATGTTGATGCCCTCATTCGATTCTAAACTTTCGTCAATCTTTATAAAGAATACGGGTAACCCGTTCAATGATGCCATACCCCTATAATACATTTAGGAGTCGGCTTGTTTTTTGTTTACTAGAACCTAGCTTGTTCTTCTACCCTAATAACTCTCCTTTGAACATCATTAATCTCTGACACCCTAACTATTAATGGTTGGTTTACTCTATTGCCTGACTCATCAAATTGTGTGGAGTCCTGACTTCTTTGTGGTATTGGTTGAGCTGCTGGGTTAACTCCGCCACCTGTATTAATATCTCTTATTCCCCCACCGCTTGAACCACTTGGAGCCGATCCCGGATTGAACCTAGCTGCTAAAATCTTAGCTACTTGGGCAGCCGCAAATATACCAGCAGCAGCAGCAGCCGCAATTTTAAAGCCAGGAGGTGCAGTTGCAAAAGCTGATAAGGTAGCACGTGTTCCATCGATAGCCGCTTGACTTGCTTGGAATGCTTTGTTAACATTAAAAGCCTTTTTCTTAATTTCTAATTGACGCCTTTCGTCCCCTTCAGCAGCGTTTAACTGACCTTGAAAGAATAAGTCTGATAATTCCTTAGCAGCCGCTATTGAGTCTTTTTCTATTTGTAGCTTAGTTTCCTCTTTAGTTCTTACTTTAACTTCAGCTTTTTTATCAGCTTCTTCTTGTGCCTGAGCTGACTCAGATAATCTATTTGCTAGTAGTTGGGCTTCCTGTTCATTATAAACCTTTACATAATCAACCCTCTTTTCAAGGTTCATTTTATCTAGTTCATCCTGTGCCCTCTGTTCAAAGTCTGCTTCTTCTTTAGCTTGGTCTTTTGCGTTCTTCCATGCTTTATACTTTTCGTCTATTTTCTTTTGCTCATAAGCATACCATTTATCATAGGACTCTTTATTCCTTTTCTCTATATCTTTCTTTTCCTCAATGTCTATAATCTTTCTTTCGGTAGTAGCTGCCTTTAACGCTGCTGTTGACTCTGTTAATTGCTTCTTTTCTTTTTCTGTTAATTCCTTACCTGACCTTATTGTTAATAGTAATTGATTTAAAATAGCCGTGTTAGTGTCAATGATTGCTTGCTGTTTAGCCCTCTCAAATTCAACCGTACTTTTACCTGCTGCCTTTGCTTCCTTACCTAACCTGTCATACTCTGCGCTTTGAGCTGATAGAGCCTCTTTAGAATCTTCAGCCATCTTTATAGCCTTCTCACCCATCTCATCTAAAGCAGAGTTTGTAAGTCCTATGTTATCTGTTAACCAAGTTATGCCGTCACCAATGGCTGAAATAATATCTCCAACAAACTGAAGTGATTTAGCTAAAATTCCTGAGCCTTTAGATAGTTCGTTAAAGTTTTGTACTAAGTACATTATTCCCTCAACGATTAAGAATATAGGAATAGCCTTCATTGCAGCTCCTAAACCTTTTAACGCTGTGCCTAATTTACCGGGGTCAGCATCAAGTAAACCTTGTTTAAATAAGCTCATTGAGTTATTTAACTTCTCAATTCCTGAGCCTTTTAAACTTTGGGTTTCGTCTTTTAAATCTTCTAACTTATCAGTTAACTCCGCTACTCGTTTAGCAGCTTGGCCGTCACCATTTAGGGCTAAGGCTTTCATTTCCTTTAGCTCCTTTTTGATCGCTGATAACGCATTAACATCAGCGTTAACTTTTATATTTACTGCTACATCAGCCATTTTCTTCTGCTTCCTTTAGCCATTCATCACTCTCAGTTCCTTTTATAAAACCGCTAATAATCATAATGGAGTTTAACTTCATCTTTATATAAGGTAATACAGTAATGTTCAACTGTATATTATCATCCTGTAAGCCCTGTGTTATATCTACCGTACTCATAAAATTCGTATAATTTTTTATTTTCTATTTCAAAACTCCTGTGTGTTAATGTTAGCACAAAGTTGGTTTGCATTACTTGTTCAATCCTTGTTACGTCCCCTTTTGCTAGGCAGTATATGTAGGCGTACCATCCCCACTTTTTAACCTTAGCAGCCTCCGCCAATAAGGTATTCTTTTCTGCTTCTGTTTCTGGTTCATCTCCATCTTCAGTATCTGAAGTTGAAAATATACCGCTATGGTCTGAATACAGTTTCTTTCGATATTGCAAAAAAAAACAACCGTCCCATAAACCTGACCTACATTAACCTTATCCCTAAATATGCTAGCTCTCTTTTCTGAAGTGATCGTGTCATAAGGTAAACTGTTATCCCTATAAAATACCCCCAAGATATTATGTAAGTTATTGATTGGATCCTCAAAGTATTGTTCTAAGTCAATCCACTCACCTACTGAAAAAGAACTCATCTTAACCATGTGGTAAGTAGTATCGTCTATCGTTAGTACTTCTTCAAAGTCTTTATCACTTGGTAGTTCATCACACCATCCTAAAGCTGCTACAATCCTATTAAGAGATTGCATATCGTACTTTCTTATTTCCTCTGTATCTTCATTGATTAGAATTGAGATAATCTCTAAAGCCCTAGATTTACTTTCTAAAGGTATTGAGTTAATTTCTTGGAACTGACTTACTGTAACTTCATTCCAACTGTCTGGTACTTTAATTATCATATTGTGTATAGCTTAGATTTATTTGAATATACTGTTAGCTTTCCATTAGTATCTAATATAGTAGTATAAGGCATAGCACTTCCATCTATTGTGGTTGAAGGGCTGTTATTATCGTCTATTGTAAATTCGTATACTCCTGTGTTAGAAACTATTTTAAACACTACTTTAATAGGATAGTTCCATACGTCCCATGTGCAAGTAATAGCAATACCAGAGGCATCTAAATCTATTTCATAAACATCATAAAGACCGTCTATTATGAAGTCTGCCGTAACGGCTAACACCCTAACAGCTTGCTTTCCTATTTCAGTTTTGTTATTATAAGTAGAATCTATTACCCTGTTAACTAAATTAGTTCCTGTAAAGTTTCTCACATCACCATTCACTACTACGCCAGTACACCCAACTAAATGAACGTTATTAGCTCCAAATGAAATGTAATTAGCAGAGCCCCCCATGATAGTTGAGTTCTCGCCTAAGTTATTATTACTGTCTCCTATTTTAAAACTATTATTAAGCATTACCCATATTGCCTCCGCCAATTGTATCACTAATTGAATATGTGCCGGGTACAAAAATTGAATAGTCAGTTAATTTAAGTAGTTCGCACATTGTAGTTTCTTCCATTAAAGGGTTATAATCTTCTATTTTGTTTACTAAATAATATCCTTGCTCTCCGTTTATTACTGTGAATATTGGATATCGTGGATCAAATATTGCTATATCGTGCGGTCTAAGTTTAAACCTTCCTCTTACTATCTTACTGTTCTTATCGCTAATACGATTAACCCATTGTGAATAATACTTATTATAATTATTATTTGTAGTCCAAGTAGTAGGTAGTATTCCTTGAGGGGCGTAAATTCTTTTTACTTGTCCCCAAGCTAAATCCAAAGTAGGACTATAAGGATTATCCGTCATTCCCACAGCAGGAATCGTTGTATAAACTATTTGCGAATTAGGTACTGTTCCGCCAGTTAACGTCCATTGAGTGTTTGGTAAAGTAACATTCCCACCAACATATAATAACCTTATGTTAGGTTTACATGGTGTTATAACAGCGTTTGTCTTAGTTAGTATCTGTGGAATGATAGCGGGGTAATTAGGGTTTACAGCGTATGGTGTAGCACTAAATCCTGACTCGTAAACATTCTCACTCTTAATGAAATCGTTTGTTATATCTTTCCTATGTATTCCATAACTCTCTTTATATTCATCTTGATAAAGTTTATTGTAGTAGTCACCATCTTCCTTATCTTGAAATATTAGTTTGTTATTATCTAACTCTCCTAATGGAATTATCTCAACCCCGGCGCCAGTGTCATGTTCCCAAGTTCTTGAAGTTAGTAATCTGAATGTTGGCTCAGGTTCAATTAATAAATTATTAGGTATAGATTTATCAACCGTACATTGTAGATTAAACTTTTTAAATATCCATCTTACAAAGTCTGACTGTTTAACGTTTAAAGGTATTAATGTGTTTGGGTTTACTGAATCCCCCTCTACTATATTAGCACTTGCTAACTCTGCCGAGAAGTTTGAACCGCTTGATAAAGTAGAGTTTAACAACCAAGTTCCTGCCGATAGTGTCGTTTGGAATGTTGGATTAGTAAAAGTTATAACAACCTTATATGATAAGGTAGAATATAAAAATGTATCTACAATAGGAATTGAAACGTTAAACGTTCCTAATCCTACAGGTATTTGATTGACTTGTATTTGTCCAGTTGCCACTACTACGTTATTAGATGCAAGAACTGAATAAGTGATCGCTCCATTAATACCCCAACAAAATGTTGTTGCATCTGCTGCGTTCCTTGTTATTGTAATATCTAAACCAACATTAACGTTAAGGTTATATTTAGCAGTTATTGAAGGCGTGAATGATGGTGTGGCAAATATATTTCCAGTATCATAAATTTCAGTTTGAAATGCTATGTCTGTTTTTGTAGTTTCTGAGTAAGATAAGATACTTGAATTAAAAGTTAATGACTTTGAAAATGTTTGTACTCCTGTTGCCTGAGCATAAAACTTAGAAGCGTTTATTAATGCTGATGATCGTATCGGTGGCTCAGTCGGAGGTATAACCAATCTTTTAAAGAATGTACTATCTAAAAATGTTGAAGTCCAAGTATAACCAGCAGCGTTAAATATAGCGTATAAGTAAACCCTAGCATACATACACGCCCTTAAATGCGCAGGATTAACAAAGCTCATGTTAGAGTTATTAACACCCCAATCAATGAAGCCATAATAATAACCATTAGCCTGAACTCCCGGATTATTCCAAGAGTTTAATAAGTTAGTATAGTTTAAAGTGTGTGTCCAGTTTGCTACTCCTAATTCCGTTGGTGTTGCAGTTAAATCAATATCATCTAAGTAAAGGTTTTTTATCTTAGTGAACAATGTAACGACCTCGCCAATTATATTGCACCTGTAAATTACACTACTATTTGTTTCATCCTGTTCAATTCCTAATATTTGTAAGTGACCATCAAAGTTTAGTATCTCATCTACATAGTAGTAAGCCTTTACTTTTAGGTTAGGGTTGAACTTACTTAGTGATATATTAACATCGTAAACATTCTCAAAGAATAAATTAACTTCTGGTGATCCCGGTATTTTAATTGACTTTGAATAAGACCCGTTTATTGCGCTGTTAATATCCCTTACCTCAGATATTTGAAATGTGATAGGCACAGGAATATTATCAAAATATGGACAATCAAGATTAAAATTGCCTGCTGGACTTCCAGTGTTTTGTTCATTGACTAAGATTAATCTAGTATTAACCATGCTGATAAATATTCTTATAAGTTGGTTCTACTGTGATTGTTATTCCTTCGTTCTTTTTATTATAACTCTTATTAATAAGTATTGAAGGGGTTGTGTTCTTAACTGGAACTAATCCAATAGTCGAACCGTAATCAATATATAAAACTGGTGATGTAAATATTTCTCTATGGAAATTGAATTGATCCTCGCTTAACCAATCTGTGTTAAGTAGTATTGATTCCTGACCAATAGAACTTAAACACTTCTCCCACATAGCATCCCTGCCATATCCCCAAGACGAACCGTTTAATGAGTTTGGATTCTGTCTGTAAAATGTTTTCTCGCTTGTCTCGGTAAGCTCTGACATCTTGTTAAAGTTCAATGTCTCGAAATTACCAGACTTAGCTAAGTAGTGAATAGTATAAACAGTAAATGTCGGTTCGCAGCCTACATATATCCTTGATATGTTTTGCCTTGCTGTTACAGGAGGCATTGTATAGCCATCTATTATATCGTAGTATGCAACTGTTGCCCCCATTATAGAAGCTGCCCCTGATACTACAGTGTATAGAGAAGATGAAATATTAGTAAGTCCTTTATGTCCTACGTCAATAGCCACATACTTATCTGTGTAAGTTGTTCCTGATTGATAAGGATTAGGTATGTCATAAACTCCTATTGCCGTTCCTCCTGAATCATACGTGTTAATCCTGAAAAACTCTAAGTCGTTATTCTCCGAGCTTAGCGCATAAATGAAATGGCTCTTATCTGGGAACGTAATCTTATTAGAAGTGTACCATCCAGTTAACGTATTGTAAACGTCACTCGTAATATACTTAAAATTACTTGTAGAGTTCTTGTAAACATAATCTGACGAATCATAGTAAACCCAATCTAATGGCTTTGCTACTCCGTTCCAAATAATATAATCGTAGTTACTCCCCGCATGGTAAGAGGCAGAATAATACTCGCCAATATTAACACGTATCTTTCTAATTGCATCCGTACACCTTTGGAATCCATAAGTATTCTTAGGTACATAGTTTTGAATGAATTGATCGGTGAATACTTTAGCATCAAACCAAAGGTCAGATAACACAGGTCGTTTAGGACAGTTATAGGTTTGAGAAGTGCCAGTTATTAAATCAGTAACTATCACTCTATAAGTAAAATCACTTACTGAAGTTTGATTAGAGGTTGCTCTAAACGCCTGTGCATTGTAGTTAGGTGTGTATGCTGCTGGTGTTTGTGTTACTGTGATTGCCATTTACTTTAATTCTTTTTCTAATTGTTTATCAATATCCAATGCCATTGCATCCCCTAACCCTTGTTCAAATTGTTTCTGCCTTCTAGTAGTTGGTATGGTAAAGAAGTTAGTAGGTTGTATTCCAAACATCCATATTGAACGTCTAATTACAAATGAAGCACTCTTATCAATACCTTTAATCTTTAACCATCTTCTAAAGCCTGAGTCCTCCGGTGGCATCTTATCCTTAAAGGCATAACGTCTACCCTCAAATTTATCTACCTGTCCCTTTTGTACTTTCTTACTCTTACCTTTAAAACCTTTTATCTTACCCCTACCACTCACACCCGAATCAATATACTTACCGTATTCATTCATGTAGAATGATAGAGTCAATTCATTCTTATCTATCTTATACTTGATAGATTTCTTTAAGTCACCTGTGGCGTTGTTAGTTAATCTATTCTTGATCTCAGATACAACTTCTTTGCCGTACTTGTTTAAATACTTTTCAGTAAACTTATATTGCTCTGCCATGATTCTGACCTATTTGGTTTTGTCTTTCTCTAAGTCTTTTCATAGCCTCAGCAAACTTTTCCATGCCGTACTTATAAGCCTCATCTCTAGTTGAGAATTGATACTCACCTCTAGTACCCCATTTCCATAAGCCTGTTTCTCTTGACTGGTATGCCTTCATGTTATATTATATTATCTACTACCGTTGTTACATTCGCAGTAATAGTATCGTTAATAGTTGTTAGAACAGTTACTAAATAAGAACCTCCACCGTTTACAGTTGCAAGCACATTACCATCTTGGTCTACAATAGTTACTGAAGTAGTATTGCCTCCCGGACTAACAAAAGAGCTTGCAGGTATATCACAGTAGTTACTATTTAATTCTGAATCTATTGTTACGTCTGCCTTCCAACCTGTTACCCAATCGGTGAACTCCTCCATGAATGGTTCAAGAACTGGATCACCCGTTAAGTCATAGTTATCTGATTCGTCCCTTAATATCTTTATTACATCGTTTAGTATCTGTTCAGTATCACTCCATACCTCAGTGGTTTGGTTATCATCTACGTCATTACGCTTAACTAAATCAAATACTAATATTCTAAATGTTCTTTGTTGTGTCTGGTCTAAAGTAGTTGAGTTGATAGGAACAACAAACATACAGGGGTAGGTTATTTCCTTGTTCATTAGTTCTTCTATCTGCCATGCCTCACCAAACCCATAAGAGTTTAATTGATAGTGAGCATTCTTGATATCCTCAAATAAGTCTTTATAGTTGTTTATTGTAATCATCCTTCTATGCCTAGGCTAGTTAGTTTCCTAATCTGTGTGATAGTTAACTCAGGGGTTAAAATTCTTTTACCTCTAAATCTTACCCATTTATGTCTACAGTTGTAAGAACCCTTGTATAACTTAACATCGTAGTTTAGGTAGTTGCTCAGTATGTCTATATCGACTGAGCTTACTACCTTATCGTACTTTAGCATCTGTTTACAGAATGGTCTAGTCTTATCATCTAAAGGCCCAGAGTAATAATAGTATTCCTCATCTGGCTTAGGCTTGCGGTCTGCAAACTCATATTTAACTTCTTCTACTAAACTCTTTGAGATACCTTTCTCGAGCATCATCTTATTAATGTAATGCTCTAATTTGAAAGTTGATATTTGGTTAACATTCATTAAATCTATAATACAATTAGTTGGGTCTGTTTATAGTCTACCCATCATGTAATTGAACTCACCTTTACTCTTATATTCCTTGTAACATTGGTAAGCTATACAGCAACTCATTACCCCGTCATCGTGAAAGCCTGAAGGAGCTGAGTATTTTATGTTTCTAGTCTTAGGGTTATACTCATAAGTAAATACATT